CTTGTTGATATAGCCAACTGGAGTAAACAATACAGATTGATTGTCGTTGTCTTCGTTGAAACTAATCTGAGTAACCACATAGTCTAAACTCTTGCCGTTGTTAGCTAAGTACTTGCTATAGTTCTCGAATGTATGTGTGTTCTCACCGACACTGTCACCAAACAAAGACTTAGATGCCAAGTTCATTTGATATACATCGCCTTGTAGGGGTGTACCAAAATCATCTTCAAGAACAACTGCAAGCCTACGTGAGTATCTGCAAGCCTTAGATGTACCTTGACCTGAACCTTTGATGTTATGTTGGCAAGAATCGCAACGATCAGACTGAGGAGACTTAGCCCCTGCATCGGGAGTACGACCATCATTAGAGAAACATTCAGGTGCAGTCGGCTCAGCATCAGCACTCCATGCTTGAGAGTAAAAGATTCTGCCTACGTGAGGAGAAGCATTCACAACGATTACTTTAATATCACCCTTGATCTTGCCCATATCTTTACCGCCAACTTCTTTGCGGAAGATACCATTCTTAGGCACAATGCGTTTAACCGCACTTGAGTTACCTGCAAGTTGTTTGGTAAGTTCACTAACCCCTGCGTTTGCAAGGAAGTCGGGTAGGTCTTGGTTCAATACTAGTGCATTCATTTTAATTTTCCTTTGATCTTCTAACTAACACGGTATATTCGTTTTCGACATTTAAACCCATCGGCAAAAGGTCAGGATTCTCTGTAAGAAACTGCTTCAAGTTTGTTTGGTGAAGTCGCTTCTCAAGTAGGCCGAACGCATTATGTTCTTTGATGAACGCATACGTTGAATCCCAATCGTTTGTCCAATACCGTGATTTAATTGAACGCACAATCGTGCCAAATTTAGTTTTAATACTGTCGGCTTTCATGCTCTTACACATATCAAGCATCTTCTCTTCAAGCATGTCCATCTGCTCTTTGATCTTGTCATCTTGCAGTTCATACTCTTGTTTTAGTTGGGCTCGTTTGTCACGCATCTTGATATATGCTTGGGTGACTTTATCCAACGGAATAATAAAGGGATTTTCATCCTGAACTGTATCGTCCATATTTTTCGCTCCTTGTTGTTGAAATATTATTATAACATAACTTTATACAATGTCAATAGTATCCGAAGATATTTCTTGTTTATATAAGTCAATTATTTTTTGATGGTTACCTATGTTACCTCTTAGTAACTGATAAACTCGGCTCTCTATAGAACTACCTGTGATATGCACGATAGTCATATTGTTTACTTGACCGGGTCGGTCAATCCTAGCATTAGCTTGTAGATAAGTTTCGACACTACTGCATGGAGCATACCAAATGATTGTATTCGCCGCAGTAAGGGTAAGCCCGTGTGATGCGGCTTGCGGTTGTATTATAAGCACTTTAGTGTCGTCAGTATCTTGGAACCTTTGTACTATATCGCTACGCTTATTTACATTGACGCTACCATTAATAACTTCACAAGTTACGTTGTTCTTGGTCAAATATTTTTCTAGTAGTTCTATAGTATGTGTAAAGGGTACAAATACTAAAACCTTATGGCTCGATTCATCTATTACTTCATGAACCACCTTGAGACGGGATGACACATCGAACTCTATGATCTCTCCAGTGTCGGTGTAAACTGCACCGCCTGATATTTGCAGTAGCTTATTAATTTTAACTGCGGCGTTTACTGCTGATACTTCTTCCCCTGAAGCCTCCATAAGCATCTGCTTCTTTAGTATGGCGTAGTATTTATGTTGCTGTGGAGTAAGCGGTGCTTCTCTGTCTACGTAAGTCAACGGCGGTAAATCAATACACTGACGTTTCTCAAATCTAATTGCGGGTTGTAATACTTTATGCACAGTTTGCATTGCGGTCGGCTTCGGTATCCATCGGTATTGAGATACTTTATCCATCACACTATCTTTAAACTGCGTAAAAAATATGGGAACACCGGTGGGGTTTACTAATCTTGCTAATCCGAAAGCATCCGCAGGAGATTGAGCCGCTGGTGTTCCAGTTAACATCCAAAGACCTTTTACTACTTTGTTAATATCCCTAAGTGTTTTCCATCTATCGGTCTGTGCATTTTTATAGGCTGATGCTTCGTCAACTACTATTAAATCAAACCCCCCATCCATAATTTCTTTCTTAACAATCTCAACGCCATCAAAATTAATGATGACAAACTCTGCGTTACCATTAATAATATCTTTGCGCTTCTTGGCACTGCCATGCGCTACTGCTACTGTGCGGTGTATAGCAAACTTAAATAAATCATTCTGCCATGCCGACTTCATAATCGACAAAGGGCATACCACTAATACTCTTTTAATAGCTTTCACAGTCATTAAGTAATCGACTGCCCATATGACTGATGCAGTCTTTCCAGTACCTTGCTCGTTAAAGCAAAATGCTTTTCTGTTACTAATTAAAAACTCTGATGTAATCTTCTGATGGGCAAAGGGCGTAAACCCGGGGGGTCTAGGCCACTCGTATTCTGATAAGTTCATTTTTTCTTAGGCTTATTAACCTTAACTGTGTGGTCACTGTTCCTACTGAAAGAACGATTAGCACTGGGGGCTTTGAGTTTTAAATTACTGGGTGCGTTAGTACCACCTTTAGATAATGGAACAGAGTGATCAATATCTTTACCTGTGCGGTCGATACCTTTCTTATCCATTTCGTTGCGTGCACGTTGCCTGTCCATCCGGGTCTCGTGCTCACCTCGTTCAACTTGTTGTTTGTATTCCTTCTTGTAAGGGCGTGGTTTGTTTACGTATGGCATTTAGTTCTCCGCAGTTACATGGTTGTTTATCATGTGGGTATTTAAATCCTCCTTAGTAAGGCCAAACATTTCTGTCGGTGGGGGGCCTTCCCATAAAGGAGTACGTCCTTCTTTCTCTATCTGTTGCAATGCTTTGCCTATGCTCAGCATGATTTCTGTCATCATCTCGTTCTTGTAGGTATCAAGTTCTTTCTTTACAATCTGGTGCACAGTCCCCGCTAGCTCGCTTCTGACTACCGCAGATACTCTACGCTTTAATTCGTTTTCTAGTATCAGTGCCGTGTCGGTTTCTTGGTTTGTCATTTCGTTCATTTTATATTCTCTCTGTTTAAAAGTCTAACGTGTTCGGTAATTGCGGTAGCAAGGTAACTTCTTGGGTTATTCTGTATTTCAGCTCTTACTGTATCTAATATTAAGGCTTTAAAATTACCTTCTTCAGCCCAATCTAATAGCACCAATCTAGCCCGTTCATCAATTAACTCACTCACGTTATCTTGTAACTTTATGTAAGCCTCGGCTTGTTCTCTTTCTTCGTTTGTCATCTGTGACCTCCATGATGCTCGCACGTATCTACTGAACAGAATCGGCACAGTGCGGATGCGCTTGGATTCCAAATACCATTCTCTTTAGCTTTCTCAATACGAATTACATCTTGAGTCGGCTTCTCCATATACTTTAGTACCATCTCTCTATGATGCTGAGTCCTCACAAACTCTTTCGATACTACAAAAAGCAATGCCGACTTGACCCGTTTGATCGTTGGGAATTTCTTGAATAGCCCACAAGCAATTAGATCGAGTTGACCTACGTCCGCATATCTCGCATTCTTGCTCGTCTTGTAGTCCACTGAGTGTGCTACTCCTGTCGTCTGATTGATAACGACCAAATCGGCTATCCCATGCCACCACACATTCGGCGCATCGAATTCGCATGACTCCAAATCCTTCGTTAAACCCAGTTTTACTTCGCAATATTTCTCTCCTTCAATTTCATTCAACGCATCTAGCGCAGGTTTCACATATAAAAAGTGAGGGGGCAGGGGTTTGCCGTCTCGTATGTATTCTTCCGCCGCTGTGTGCATTTGCTTTCCGTATAGCGTAGCAGTAGTATCAGGTTCAACTACGTCCTTAATTACCTTTGTGTGATAGTATTTTCTCGGGCATTGTTGAAACGTCTTAAGACTACTAAAAGACCATACTGTATTCATTAACAATCTCCATAAGAATCGCCATAACCCGACTCACAATTTAAGGGTAACTCCGTACCCCACTGCGGTCTAAGTTTCATACAAAGTTCTACATATTCCTGCGCAGTCTTAACCTCGTTCTCAGGTACTATACACGCAATGGCATCATGCACCGTCATAACCACTCGGTATTTCTTAGCTACCATAAGCATCTGATCACCAATGATAATTCGAGCAAGGGCTTGACATACGTTCTCTATCAGTTTACCACCGTATATCCTAGTAGGTATAACTTGTTTGCCACGTTTTACATCGTAAACTATTTCGGTTTTATCTTCGTTTTGAACCGCCCTGATGTTGGGGTAGTGTATATAAAGACCGTTGGGTAAACGGATACCCTCTTTGCCGTCAATAGCAAGTACATCGTTTCTTCCTAGATGGGTTTGCTGATCTCGAAGTATCGCTTTGATACTATCCCCTGCGGTTTTCCAAAGAGCCACAATTTGTGGATAAGTAGCTCTGTACGTATCAATAATTCGCTTTGCCTCTTCGTCCGTAACTTCAACACCAAAAGTTTTAAGTTGGTTCTTGAATTTAGCCGAGCCCATTCCGTAGCCCGCACCAAGAATAGTCGTCTTACCGACAAACCTCTCCTCTTTGGTAATCTCCGTGATCTCCTTGCCGTAGATAGCAGATGCCATGATTTTGTATACATCTTCGCCCTTTTCAAATGCTTCAACTAAATCGTCCTGACCTGCTAACCAAGCCAAAGTTCTTGCTTCAATCTGTGATGAGTCCGAGTCAATTATCTTGTAACCTTCAGGCGGTCGGATAGCTAACTTGAGTTTTGACCCTCTCGGCAGGTTTTGCAGGTTAACTTTATCGTCGCCACCCCACCGCCCTGTATGTGCGGCGTAGTACCTAAGTGGTATAGGCAGAGTACCTCTATGTGCTATGTCCAAAAACCTTTGAGTCCTTGTCTCTTCTAACGTACCCTTAACTCCTAACCTCGCTGCGACTAATGTTTGCACTTCAATATTTGGATGATCAAGTAACGCTTTGAAGTCTTCATCGGTCTTAGCAAATGCCCAAGCCTCTTTGCCTGTCACCTTGCTAACCTTCCTTGGGGGTTCAACATCATGTGCTTTTAATAGCTCGGCAAACTTCTCGTTGCTCATTAGGTGGTCTTCGGAAAAGTTCTCTAGTAGTTTTTCTCTATGTTTCTTAATGATAAGCAAGTTTGCCTGAAGCATGGTGGGGTTAAGTTTCAAGACTGGTTCGGTGAACATCCGTATTGTTAAGTCTATTAGACGTAGCTCAGTACGTGGAAAGCCTTTGCTCATGCAGTTGAACAAATCCCATGTGAGGGCTACATCGTTCTTGCAATATTCACCATAATGCGCAAGGTGCTCGGGCGTAAAGTTACCCCGTCGGTATCCTTTAGCATCCTCTACTTCTGAACCCTTAACACCTACGTCGTAGAACTGAGTCAATGCCTTAAGACTTCCACCTACCTGCGTACCATGTAATGCTCTACCCATGCACAAAGTATCTAACCAACCCTTTGGCTTGATGCCAAAAATCCAATTAAGGATTGCGCCGTCAAACTGCGCATTGTGGGCTAAGCATAAATTGTTGGGTATGTCATATGTGTCTAAGAACTGGTATAGTTGTTCTCTGTTACCGCTACACCAAGTTGGTGGGCCCCCATCAACGCTTACTGCTACGCCAATAACCTCAAAGCGTTCGTCACGTACATACTCCTCAGTCGTCAGCTTGGTTAGACT